CCGCTACAGGGAATGCAGCATCAGCTTGAATCTCATATTGAGCATGTGGTGCATCAATAACAAAGGCTTCAATATCGCTAGCATTTGTAGAGGCTGGGTAATGATTGGAAAAGGTTTCTTTTCCGGTAGTCGGGTCAGTGAAACGGCATCCGTTGAAAACACCCAGAATAAGAGCGTTATCGCCAGCAGCAACACGAACAATTGTTCCAGTAGTGGCAACCGTTACAAGGTCACCTTGGAAAATTGCAGTGCCGTAGTTAGCAGCAACACGGTATTTATTCTGCATGCCAATCAGGTCGGAGCCATTGCCTGAACGCGATAGGCGTAGGCCAAAAGCGGCATCTTGATTAGCCATCTTTTTATCTCCTAAGAGTCAGCTACCTTTGGGCCACCAAATGACACAGAGGTAGAACGTTGCGGTTTAAGCTTTGGCATCGCAGCATTGGATTCACGCATCCAATCACGATCCACAGCTTCCATTTGGTTTTGAGTAATGTTCTGATAATGAGCATTCCTCTGATCCGCAATTTCTTCTGGGATTCTTGCGAGGAGAAGGCCCCCAACGCCAATTACGCCAGCGTTTTTACCTTCATCAATCACAGGAGCATCAAATTCAGGATATTCTTCTGCACGAACCAGTTCGTACCCTTCACGACGACGCTTGTGAATATTATTACGATCATCTTGGTGCATGATCGACTCGCGGATCCACCTGTGTTTATACCCTACAGGAGCTTCGGGCGCTTCAAGCGTTGAAGGGGGCTTCCAATCGGCAGTACGCATTTCTGTTTCACGGGTCTGCGAATCCCGGTTTGCACGATTGCTCATTAAGCACTCCTCTGCTTTTCAAGCCTTAATACTTCTCTGGCATATTGCTCTGGAGGTATTTTCATTTTCCGGCAAAAATTCATCTGACTTTCAGTCAGTTTTACCGTTTGTTTCCCGCCCTTTTTGGTAGCTGACCGTCCACTGGACGCAGGAGCAACAGATTGGGCGTTTCTTCTGTTCCCCTGTGATTTGTCAAGAAAGACGCTCATACGTCTATCAATCTCTGCATAATATTCATCCGTAGAGGGGTCAAAACCCTCTTCAGCAACGATTTGCTCGTGAATACCTTCTGCCGCGCCTCTAAGCGCTCTGTCGGTTTCAAACCAAGGATTTTTACTAATCCAGCTTTTTAATTTTGGATCAAGCTGTTGAGGGCGCTGTGGTGTCTGTTGCTGGACAACTTGCTCTTGCTGTTGTGCTTCAGCTTGTTGATCGGAACGAGCCTTTTGCACACGCAAACGTTCCTTTTCCACAGCTAACTGAGCTAAAGCTGAGTTAGCGTCTGCGATTTTATCAGTATCGCCAGCGTCATATGCGTCCTTTAGAATAGCTTTAGCTGCCGCTTCCTGTGTTTCCACACGAGAGCCATACTCGCTAATGTAGCCCTTGTCTAAAGCGTCTATTCGCTTACGCAACTCATCATTTTGTTTCTTTACTTGATTAGCGTATTGATAAGCAGCCTCGTTCTCTTCAAGGGCTTGCTTGCGATCAGCAGTTAGCCTGTTAATACGCTTCTGAACTCTTTCACTGTAATTTTCAAGCTCATCAGAGTCATTAGATTCATTTGGTACAATTGTACCAGAATCATCATCATTTGATGCAGATGCGGTTTCTATTTCTGACTGAGGAGAGTCTTGATCCTCAATATCAAAAACAGTTACTGCTTCTTTTTCAGCTTCTTGCTGTTGATTTTCTTCATTCATTGTCATGCTCCACACTATACATACGAAATATCAGCAGGGTCAAGGATAGTGGCGATAATATTATCGTCATTTATGAGGCGAACCTCTAAACCGTCCACTTTAAACCTGTTGCCAGCATATCTTCCCATTAATACCCAAGATTTCTCACCACACCATGGTCCTGTTGGGAATTTTTGGGCGTCCATATACGCATCTGGCCCAACCTTTACAACGTATGCTGCAACTGTTGCGAAACTTTCGCGCTCACGAACTTTGTCTGGGATAATAATTCCACCAGCGGTTTTAGCCCTCATGTAATACGGGATTACAAGCAGACGATAGCCAACTGGCTGGGGCAAACGCTCAAGAGCAGAAGCTTCCATCTTGGATGGGTCTTCATTGTTCTTGCTGTCTGCCTCATCGTCTTGAAAAGCTTTATTTATTGCTGGAGGAACATCTGATTTTGGAGCATCAGAAGGTTTTACCAGTTTTTCTGGTACAAATAGCTTTTTAGCCATCCTCTATTTCCACACCTTTCATCGCGGCTCTAATTAAATCCTCACACTGGGTCAGTCCGCGTATTTGCCCCACCATGAACCGGTAGTCCTGTATGGTTTCTACCGCACCATCCGCCAGCCGTTGCGTCATATCCGCTTTTTGCTGACGTATGTCCTTTAGCAGATACTCTGCCAGAGTTATGGCGTCCATTACTTTTTACCAAAAAACTTTGTTGCTGATCTAACCGCAAAGCTGGCACTCACAATGACGCCTAAAGTATATTGATAGTAATCCGGCATAGCCTCCAAGGCAGCAAAGCCTTGTGCCACAATATTCCTGCCCCAATCGCCACAGAAGGCCAATATAAGCGGAATACTGAACAAAATGGTAAGCCATTCGTCTTTCCACGAATTCTGGCTACCTTTAGCCATCAACTTCTCCCAATCGGCGGTTGATGTCGCCGCAGAAACCATGACAGCAGCTTCAGCTTCAGCCTTTGCTTTCGCAACAGCAGATTTGCCTCGCTGCTCTTCAGTCTTCTTATCCATCCATGAGCCAACAAGCCCACTGATAGGACCAATCAATGCTTGTAACAAAACGCCCTCCTAACCCCTTTTACCCATAAGAGCAGATGCCCCCATATAGGCACCCACAATGCCTGCACCACTAATATAGAAAAGATTGCTAATGTCTGAAAGGGCGTTCACCCTTTCAATATCCACAAAAAACATGGCCGTAGTAAACGTTGCCATAGCGGCAAGACTAGCAGTTGCCATGCGTCGTTGAGCGCGAAGCTTTCGCATCTCATGCTCTGCCTGTCGTATTTCTTTTGCATGAGCAAGTTCAGCATCAGTGATCTCTCCATCTCCGTCGAGATCATACTGTGCGTATGCAGTTCCTTGTTCAAACTTTTTGGGTGCCATTAACGAACACCTTTGAAGCTGCCACCACGACCAGACATAACAGCGCCACCATTTTTATAATTTTTAGTTGCATTACCTTTTGAATCAACTGTGAATCTAGCACCTTTATTCCTTGTTTTTGGAGAACGAGCAAAAAATTCCTCAAGGGTATCGGGAAAAGAAAGGTTAAGTTCTTTTAAAACTTCTTCTACAGATTTTTTATCTGCCATCAGTACCTCCTAAGTGACGCGAAAATTTCTTTTACGGTTAACACTACCTTGCCCACGACAGACTGCACCGCCTTTAGCAAAGTTGAAATCATATTGTTTATTTTTGTAATCATACTTGTACCCCTTCTTCGCTGCTTCCATAGCTAGCCGCAAAATCTCTCGCCTCTCATCGCCTAAAGCAAGCATTACATCTTGCAGGGCAGGGGTTTTCTTCAGAGATTCAGATTTGTAGTCGTCGTCAGCCATTATCTAACTCCTAAAAATCTTTGCGGCCTAGCTATGCTGGAAAAGCGAGAAACGGTACCGCCACTAGCTTTTCTTTGCGGACTTTTTCTTTGTTGAGGCTTTTTTTGCTGGCGCTTTTTTTGTGACCGGCTTGACTTCGATTTTCCCGCTTTCGACAACGCTATCGCTACTGCTTGTCTCTGGGGATACCCCTCCGACATTAGCTTGCTCACGTTGCTGCTTATCGACTTCTGGGACTTTCCTCGCTTCAAGGGCATGACGCCTCTCCACTTTCTTTGACTTCTCTACTTCCGCTACTTGGCGACTAATTGAACTGGCTGACATTACTGCCTCCTATTTCTTAAATTTGCAGCAGCTATATCGCGTTGAGCTTGCACACGATCTTCAGCCACCCTGATACGCTCTCCATTTGCTTCTTCCTGCAAATCAAGACGTTGTTGCGCAAGAAGAACGTCATTACGCTCTTTCTCTTGCTCCATTCCCTGCTTCTCTTCAAACTGACGAGCCTTTTCCTGTATTTCGGCTCCGCGTAGAGCTAACTCCTGCTGTCTGATCGCTACCAAGGGATCAGTATTTTCAGCAGGAGCTACTGCTTGTGCATACTGTTCAGTAAGTTCGCCAATCAACACGGCTGCGCGATTGTCGATCTCTGCCTGAATCTGTTGCTGCATCATTGGATCCTGTTGCAACATCATTTGCGCTTCAGGAGGCAGGTTTGCAGTAACCTCCTGCTGTGCCTGCATCTCAGCCATCAATCCAATATGCTCTGAAATGTGACCCTGAAGTGTCATAACGATGTTCGCGTTAGCTTGTGCTATAGGAGTGGCCAACATAGCCAAATGCGCCTCAATATGAGCGGCATGGTTCTGTTGTGGGAACGCTTGCAACCTTTGATTGCGCAATGCTTCCTGATTTTCACGAGCAGGATTCATTGGTTGAGGCTGCGGTGGCCTTGGCAGGATAGAATCAATATTTGTAACGCCAAGAGCCTCATACATCTTACGATATGCTTCGTATAAGCCCTGTGGCCCACCATGAATTTCAGGATTTGACTGAACAAGCTGCAATTGCGTCTGCGCCAAAGCAATTCTCTGCGACATAGAGAAGATATTTGGATCAGATACAGGCAGAACATCAATTCTGTCGTCAAAATCAGCCTGTTTTATCTCTGGAGGAGCGCCGGGAACCGCATATGGGTATATAGGAGCGCTGAATTTAGCAAAAACAGAGGCTAAAAGCTTAAATTCTTGCTTCTGAGAGTAGTGAAGACGCTTATGAATCGCGCTCATCACCTTTGTTCCACGCTCCATAATGGCCATAGTCGTGCCAACGGGCGTTTCACCCTTCATTTCGCCCACTTTCATGTCAGCCATGGACGCAAATCGCCGACCAGACTCAACAAGAGTGCCCATAAGCTGATAAAGAGTACCTGACGGCTCTTTAAATGGCAGCGTCATAATGGACTGACGAATATCCATACCAGCAGCATCAATATCACGGAACTCACCGGGCTGTAGAGGCTCATCCTCGTCCCTAATACGCGCACCACGCGCCTTAAATCCAGCAGGCAAGTTAGATAGTGTACCAGCGTCAATAAGCTGCCGTAGGATGCTTGTAGAGGCTTGAGATAGCCCTCCAATCATGTGAGTCAGGCCAAAGCCATAGAATCCTAGTCCGGGCAAAAATTTATAGTGAACAAAATACTGATTGCGACGCATTAGTGGATCGTTCTGATCATAATTTCGCCGAATAGACAAAACATCACCAGTAGATTCAAGAATCGTGACGATATAAGGGATTTTTAACCCTGTTTCCTCTCCCTCAATATCTCTGTCTTCAAATCCATCAAGATCCAAAGCTGTATGGACTTCATACAGTGTCATTTCGTAAGAAGGACCAGCAGCCTGCACACCTTGTGCGTCATCAATCGCTTCTTTTACGTCTGAATACTCACCGTTATCGCCAGATGACGGCAAATCAACATCACGATAAAAGCCAGCAAGTTGCATCTTGCGTACTTCATTGCTGTCCATGCGAATAACATGCGTAATGCGAGGAGAGGTAAGCAAATCAGTTGCTCCATAAGGAACAACAAGATCTTCAGCATGAACAAATTTACTGACACCGCGCTGAAGCAGAGGATCAAAATAAACCTTCTTAAAGGTAGAACCCACTATCGGTAGATAAAAAAGCATTTGATCCGTTTCAGGATCATACTCTTCCATCTCGTAAGTGAGCATGTAATTCATGTAATTCTTAACACGCTCAGATTGAGCGATAACTTCTGGCGTTTCAGCACCCATGATCTGTGTGCGAACAGGTCCACCAGAAGGAAGCATTTCACGATAAGCTTGTGCCTGAAACTGCGTAACAGACTCAGAAAGAAGAGGGTGAACAACGCCTGTAGAGCCTTCAAATGGCTCACTGCGTTCATCGTACTCCATACCAAGAAGATCAATGCCGCGCTTGTATGTTTCTTCCCACTCTTTACGAGAAGACATATCTTCTTCAATATCACCAACCAAATCAGACGAAACACGCATCAAATCTGATTCGTCAATGTACTCAGCTAAATTTCCATCAAAAGAAACAGGAGCAACTTCAATTTGCTCCTCTATCTGCCCTACAATTGCAGAACCGTCTTCCAACTCCATGACTTGTGGATTTTCCGGAAGCATCATGACATCAATGTCAGAGGTGTCTATTCCCTCTAGCAACACATCTCCACCAGCGCCAATATCTTTTTCAACTGCCATTATTCACTCCTATCGTGAGGCTGACTTCGGCGCTACGCGGTGTGGGTCACATAGCTGTGCCGTAGAAGGGCAAGAGGCACATTGCCAGAAGCCAGCCTCTTTGCCCTTATACAACATATAGTTACCTCACACCACGAAAGCTTGTGCCGCGCTCGGCAGAACGACCACCACGACAAACAGCACCGCCTTTTTTAAAGTTCCGCCTTAAACTTTCATTCATTTTGCCAGTGATACTACCTCTCGGCATAGGTGGATTTTCTGGCTTTATCATCTCGCCAAGCGCTTTAATATCTGCCTCAGACAATGAACGCTCAGATTTTTGCATTTTCTTAATAGCTTCTTCGATATTGAAAGTTGACTCTTTGCGAGTTGCCTTTCCCGGCTTGCCGGGAATAAAAGCAGGTTTCGGCGTTGGTCGTGTCATCTTATCAGCCATCACTTTACTCCTTTGAATGTGCCGCCACGTTTGGGCATTATCTTACCACTATTTGCTAACTGACGTGCTGCCTGACTTGGGGTCATGCCTTGATTAACTAAATTAACAATTCTGTTAAGAGAAGTTCTGGTAGTAGGCAAACCCACTGCTTGCGCTGCCCTTACAAATTCATCACCGTCAATTCTGGATGCTGGTAGAGCCATCAACGATTGCCTTTGAATGAACCGCCACGCTTAGCCATTACGGCTCCGCCGTTCTTATACTTCTTGGCAGCTTGCGGGTTCATCTTCATCTGAACTTCTTCAGGGAGCTTGGAAAAACCCTTGTACTCAGGTGGAACAGCGCCGCCTTCTTGCATTTTCAAGCTTTTGTCAAAAGGCATTTTCACACCAGAAAGAGCGCGAACCAAATCTGCCAATCGACCCTGCTTGTCAAAGGGTCTGCCTACGTTTGGCTTTCTTGTGAAAGGCTTCTTTTTACCAGCCATCAATAATACTCCTTACGCCTTCGGTATGCGTGAATGTCATCGTCCTCATAATCAGCACGAGTACGAATAAAACCACCTTGTCTAAAACGAAGTATAGCCTGTGTCATGCTATCGGCCAAGTCATCGTGTTCGCCGTTAGGAAACG